CAATGAGTGAAAAAAGAGGCATATTAGGAGGATTTTTAAAAATTGGAAAAAACACAAGTAAGAAATCTACTGAAAACTCTGCGATTAAGATATCCAGAGTACTACGCAAGAAAAACAAAAAAGGAAATAATTGAAATTTTTAACTCTTTTGTTGTCACACTTGCAGATATTGATCAGATTGCTGTAGCAGGAGCGTTAGATAGTTACTTCAAGAGTGGCAACTCAAACTATCCTCCTACAGCTGCACAATTAAAATCAAAGGTTATGGCAATGCCTGAGTACATGTGGAAACAAACTGTGCAGGAGATGCAGGATAAATTAACACTACAGATACAAACACAAAAGAGAACAAGAAGAGAAATTCTACTGAGCTGTGCAGTATTGATTGCGATGTATGACGTCGATACGAAAGAAGAACTAATCGAGTGGTGGGATACATACGCAGATTCAGAAAATCCGCTGACACAGGAAGAAGTAGAAACAATATGGGATAAAAGGAGAAAGGAAAACTTATGAAGAAAACAACTAATACAACAGAAGAAAAGACAACAACAAAGACATCATTACTAAAACCATTTCCATTTATTGAAAATGAAAAATATTTATTGAAATTAAAAACTGGTGAATATCTTGTTGCGTATTGGGAAAACGGTGAATTTAATTTGGATTATGGTTGTGAAATTAGTCCTATTGATGAAGGAATTGAAAGCCTTATTGCTTTAAAGGACTTAGGGTTATGAAGAACAAAGACAAATACATCCTTAATGAAATTGTAATTAAAACAACCAATACATTGAGCGGACATAAAGTTGAAATATTTTACAAAGACAAGATTATTTATGAACGCATTTATTTAGTAGAAACAAGTCCTAAAAAAATAACAGATTTCTTTAATTGGCTGGAACAAGAATATAAACCACAAATTCTTGATGATGTTGAAAAGGCTTATTTATCAGCGGTTATCAAGCCGTTTAGAAAAGATGTCGAAAGTGTTAAGAAACTTGAAAATTACTACACGGCACAGGAATACATACGTATAGCAATGAAAAAAGGTACTGATTACTGTTCACTTCCTTGGTTTCGTAAAGGCACAATGTATAAAGGAATGGAAGCGTACAAAGTATACACCGTAGAGGAACTGGGGTTATGAGCGTTGTAATCAAATATCCAGGTGCGAAAAACAGAATTGCCGATTGGGTATGCAGTTTCATTCCACCTCATGATGTTTATCTTGAACCGTTCTTTGGTGGCGGAGCCATTTTCTTCAATAAGAAACAAAAAGCGCATATCGAAACAATAAACGATTTGAATAGAGATGTATTCAATTTTTTCAAAACACTGCGTGATAATCCAGATAGATTGATTAAAGCAATCGATCTCACAGCATATAGCAGAGATGAATATGAATATGCGTGGAGCGATCCTGCTGGAATAGATAACGTCGAAAGGGCAAGAAGATTTGCAATCAAGTGTTATATGTCGATTGGAGCGGGGAACAGATACAAAAACGGTTTTAGAAGTGGCCAATGTGGAACATCTCCAAACCCTGCGAAAAGTTGGAACGAGTATCCGGATATTTTACAAGCTGCCTTTGAACGCTTAAAAGGTGTGCAGATAGAACACCTTGACGCACTGGAATTGATAAGAAGATATGATACATCGGATGTGTTTATCTATTTAGATCCGCCTTATTTGCTAAGTACGAGAAAAGGTAATATGTATCATCACGAAATGACGGATGAGCAACATGTTCAACTGTTAAAAGAAATCAAAAATCATCCTGCAAAAATTATGATTTCAGGATATGAAAGCGATATGTACAATTCCGTCCTGAAAAATTGGCATAAAGAAACAAAAGATACTCTAGCAGAATCATCTAATAGAAGAACAGAAGTTCTGTGGATGAATTATTTGCCTGAAAATAAATTGTTTTAAAAAATTATAGATTGGAGTGAAAAATGACACCTGAACAATTAAAAGAGGGAAACAGATTACAAGAAGAAATCGAACAGTTGGAAGAGTTGAGAAATTACAATCCTAAGATATGCGCATTTGGATGGTTTGTAAGAACAACAAAAGAAATAAAATTTTTCAGAAGAAAGATTTGTAAGAAATATAATGGTCTGTTTGATATTTTGGACTCTGACTATAAGTTTTTTCCCGAAAGTGTTACACAAAGATTTTTGGAAATTATTGATGATGAAATCGAAGCAAGAAAAATCATGCTTGCAGATTTGGGAGAAGAATAATGTTTTTGACAGGAGCCATCTGCTTTATAGCAGGATACTTTCTTTGCTTAGTTGTTGTAGCTGCTGTAAATGTGGCAGGAGGAAATGACAGATGATTTATAAAAAAGATGCGGAGCGTGACCGATTAAAAGACCAAGGTCGAGAGCTATACGAAAAAATCGAAGCAACAAAGAAAGCCATGAGAAACAATCAGCACACAGAAATAAACAGCTTTGATTTATTTCTTATGGAGCAGAAGTTCAAGAGAATTGTTGAGAAACTGTTGAACTATGATGAATGTATTTGAGGCTATCGAAACACCGATTTTTTCAATAGAAGACCTTAGAAAAATATTCAAAACAGAATTGTCACTTCTTCAAGCAAAGAAAAAAATGTATGGAAGGGAACCATACGAAGAACAGATAAAAGCAGTCGAGACCGTAAAAGGTCTAATCGAACAAGCATTCATGGAAAGAAGAAATAAACTTTAGGAGGGCTAATGAAATGCCAAGAAATACTTTGATGGATTTGAACAACCACCTTTTTGCAGAGTTAGAAAGACTAGGCGATGAGGATCTAACGCAGGAAGAACTTGAAAAAGAGATAGCAAGAGCTGATGCAATCACAAAAGTTGGCAATGTTCTTGTTAACAACGCAAAAACAGCATTGGAAGCAACGAAGACGCAGATGGAATGGGGAAGACGTGATACTGTGCAGATTCCTGACATGCTTTTAGAGAGTAAAACTCATGAAGCCAAGTAACAGAGTGTTCACCGATGAACAAGAACAATGGATTCGTGACAATGCCAAAGGAATAGGAAATGTAGAACTGACCAACATGTTCAATGAACGTTTTTGTGAGCAACGAAAACCACAGCAGTTAAAAACTTGGAAGAAAAATCATAAAGTCTCTAGTGGCTTAACTGGTTGGTTCGAAAAGGGCAGAATTGACAAACACAAGGGCGATCACAGTTTCAGAATTCCAAACAGTGAGAAGACTAGATTTAAAAAAGGACATTGTCCTAAGAACCATCTTCCAGTAGGAACAACTGTTAAAAACACGGATGGTTACTTCCAAACAAAAGTGGCAGAGCCAAACAAGTGGAAGCTGACACACAGACTTATTTGGGAAGAAGCAAATGGTCCTATTCCGAAGGACTACACAGTGACCTTCTTGGATAAGAATAAAGAAAATTTGGAACTGAGCAATCTAGCACTCTTATCGCGAAGAGCACAAACTGTCGCACAACATCATTACGGACTGTCTGAGGACCGAGAAATAAGTAAGTCGGTGATTCAGTTAAGCGAGCTACAAGTAAAGCGAAACAGCCTGCATAAGAGGCTGAAGGAGGAGAACAAATGAACTACGAAGATCCATACAGAGAAGACCTGCAAGTGATTGATCGTGAGCTACGCAATCATTACGAATACAAGAAACAACTTGAAGAGGTCAATGAGCGCATCGCTGAGATTGATACGCAGCTGACATCGATTGGGAGTCCTAGAATCATGAGTCCTGACGAAGCAAAGTACCAGAAAGGAACTAGAATCTACAGCGATATTAACATGTTGGAATTGTTCCAAGAACAAGACCAGTTAATCAAGCAGAAGCAAGACCTACTTTACTTAATCAGCAGAGTACAAGCTAGACTTAATAAGCTGAACGATGAGGAGTTGAAACTCATTGAGCAACGCTATAAGTACAAGAAAACTTTAAGAGAACTGGCACAAAATATGTACAACGGAAAGAGTACTATGTCTAGGCGGTTAGATGATATACTGTTGAAATTAATCTGAAAGTGGGTGATAATGTGAAAAAGCATATTAAGGTGATGATAATGAATACTGAAAGTATGAAGATTCGCATTGGTGGAGACAATGATATCGATTTGGAAACTTTGACGAACACATTAAGTTCTACAATAGAAGCATTAAAACTTATTTCGGATGATGTTCTTGACGATAAAGACTATTGTAAATTTGTTGTGAAAAATGTTGAAAGAGGTAGTTTTGTATTAGATATTCAGACTGTTAGTGCTATAGGAACAATTTGTTCAACAATTTTAGGACCTACAAAAACTGCTTTAGAAACATTTAAAGCGTATTGGGATATAAAAACAATACTAAAAGGAAATAAGCCTAAGAGCATTGAAAAAAATGGTGACTATGTAACGATTAATGCATACGATAACACACAAGTGACCGTAACGAACAATGTATATAATTACTATATTGGAAATCAAAAAATGGAGAACTCATTATCGGGGATTGTAAAAGCTGTAGAAAGAGACGAAGCAAGAACATCTATCTCCTATGAGTTTGATAATGGTGAAGGTGTGTTTATTCCTAGGGACCAATTTAAGCAATTGTCAACACCAATGGACGTTAGATTAATCGAAGATGAAGTGCAATCCAAATCGACTATTAGCCGAACTGTAGTAAATGTGATAAAACCTGATTTGCAAAATAGTACAAAGTGGGAACTTGTCTATAGTGGTGACAGTATTAAAGCAGATATTGCGGATTGTGACTTTCTAGAGGCTGTTCATGCAAAATTCGTTGAATTCACTTCAATGCAGGAGATGGATGTTGATATTGAGGTAACCTTTTTGGTTGATAAGAATGGAGTTCCTAAATCAAGTTCTAAGCGAAGTTACACAATAAAAACTGTCTATTCATGTGGAAAATATAAACAGGGCGATTTTAAACAACCTACTCTTTTTGATGACTAATTGAATTTTGGGACATGTCCCACGATTTTTGGGTGTATAATGGGCGTAGGCGAAAACCACGAGCAGAAATGCTTGTGGTTTTTTTCTTATGTAGATTCGAGACTATCAGTGCTTTTCTCTGAAATCCTCCTTTTGCTTATTTTCCAAGTACTCATTTAACCTCATACACTGATAGTTTCCAATGTACATAAGACAAGAGAAAGGAATAAAAAATGGGACAGGGTAAATATGCAAGAAATAGACCAGATAAAGACGGAACATTCAGAGCTGCGTTTGACAAGAATAAAAAGACAATATACGCCACACAAACAATATGTGCTATATGTGGAAAGCCTGTAGACTTCTCGTTGAAGTTTCCTGACCCGATGAGTCCAACGGTAGACCACATCATTCCTATAGCAAAGGGCGGACATCCATCTGATCTACAGAACTTGCAGCTTGCACATCTATCGTGCAATCGTGGCAAGTCAGACAAAGTAATCAACAAGAAATACATAGCGGATAAGAGCATAGATAACAGGGTTTTGCCACAGTCCATTGACTGGAAATCATACAAAGCATAGGGGGGGAGTGACCCCTACCACCATGCTTTTCGCAACCCACGCCCGTTACTGCGAATATTTCTCGCTGAAATACCATTTTTTCACAAGCGACTAGTAAAATAGCCGCTTTTTTTATGGAGGAAACAAGATGACGAATTACAAAGGAATAGGATACCTAAGAAGCAAACTGGCAACAAAGAGAAGTAGGGTAGAAACACGATATAAGTACTACGAAATGAAAGATAATCATAAGCCACGTAACGTAATGGTTCCTACTGCACTGCAGAACAAATTCAACTTCACTTTAGGATGGTGTACTAAAGCGGTTGATGCACTAGCTGATAGATTGAGATTCAGAGGTTTCAAGAACGATAACTTCAACATGGAACAAATCTATGCGATGAATAATAGCGACATCCTCTTTGATTCTGCAATTCTTGGAGCATTGATTACGTCATGTAACTTCATCTACATTTCAGAAGATGATACAGGATATCCAAGACTACAGGTTATTGATGGCGGTAACGCAACAGGAATCGTGGATCCAATTACTGGGATGCTTGTCGAAGGATACGCAGTGCTGAAGCGTGATGAAAACGACAATCCACTAATAGAAGCATGGTTTATTCCGGGAAAGACAGTCATTTATGAAAAGGGATTACAACCATACTCTGTAGATAACGTTGCCCCTTATCCTCTTTTAGTGCCGATTATCAACCGTCCAGATGCTAAACGACCATTTGGTCATTCTCGTATTAGTCGAGCTTGTATAAGCCATCAGAACAACGCTAAAGATGTGCTGATGAACATGGCTATATGCTCCGAGGTTAATTCATTCCCACAAAAATACTTAATTGGTATGGACCCAGATGCTGAGCCAATTAACGAAACAGGAAAAGCATCACTCACAGACTTCTTACAAATCAATAGAAGTGAAGAGGGTAGCAATCCTACATTAGGACAGTTCTCACAAGCACAATTAACTCCATACGTTGAAGAAATTAAAGAGTATGCGGCTTTATTTACTGTGGAAACAGGTTTAACACTTGATGATTTAGGTATCGCATCTTCAAATCCTACAAGTTATGAAGCAATTAGAGCGTCACATGAAAATTTAAAATCAATTGCAGAGAAAGCACAGCGATCATTCGGAACTGGTTTTCTTAATGCTGGATATTTAGCGGCGTGTGTTCGTGATAAGTATCCATACGCAAGAAATCAAGTGTATTTAACAAAACCATTATGGGAGCCAATCTATGCACCTGATGCATCTGGTATCGCAGCGCTTGGTGATGCTGCACTAAAAGTAAATCAAGCAGTGCCTGGATATATCGGCAACGATAGTATGAGAGATATTCTTGGCATAGATGGGGATAACTTCTAATGAACGATATTGTTCAGAAAGCAACGGAAGTATATTTACGGTTGATTGAGAACGATACTGAACTTATACGTCTTAGAAAATCGATTGAGAGCGGCAAAGCAAGTTATGAAGCTGCTCAAAAATATAGTGAACGCTCGGGACAGTTAGCAAAAAAAGCAATAGCACAAGTCAGTAATGGTGATTTAACTATTACGCAAGAGATTCTAAATCCTATTTTGGAAGCAAACTATCAAGATGTCTTGAATGTAGCGTCACAGGCACAAAATGTCATTTACGAAACTGCAAATGTTAATTTAAAACCTGCTACAGTTTCATATAACAATACATATGCAAAAGATATTTCTGCTAAGCTTGAAAACTACGATGATGTAGATGATGGACTTAATGCTATAGAAAATACTTTTATTTCAGCTTCGCAAAATTATGTAGACGAAATAGGTAGAAGAAGTGCCAAATTCATGGATGAATCTGGCATTAACGTTTTGGTTTCACGCGAATATGACGATGTAGGCGTACATACTACAGATAAAGGTGGTGGCGATGTCTGCCACTGGTGTCTAGAACGATGCGGAACAGATGTTCCATACGATGAAGCGTATGATATGGGAATGTTTGAACGTCATCCTGGATGTGGATGTATTATAACCTACACAACGAAAAGAGGTGTAGTTATCCAGGGTAAAGGCGATTGGGAAACTAATCGGTGGATAAACTTACGTGAAGATAAAGAAAGAGAAAAACGGATACGATCAAATGAATTGTATATACAAAACTATAGACCTGTAGTTCGTGGAAATAATGCTCAATTTAAAACCTTATCTGGTACAGAAATTTATGCAAAAAAAGTAGATGGTTACAATAATGTATATATTTCGGATAAAGCTATGATTAAACCTAAAGCTCTACATAATATCAATAAGGTTACAGAATTAGCTATAAAGAAAATTAATATTGATGTAAATAATAAACCTACTATTTTAATTGCGGATTCAGCAGAAATTAACCATGCTATTGCACGGTATGATGCGGCAAATAATTTAATTTCCTATACGCCTGTTGTTGGTGATAAAAAGCAATTAATACTTCTACAGAAAGGTTTGGCGGTTGAATCTGACCCGTATTCAACACCATTTCATGAAATGTACCATTGCAAGCAAGCACAAGAGTACGAAAAAAAACACGATAAAATCACGGCAGAAAATTATTACGATTATCTTAATGATTTGCGCGCAGAATGTAAGAAAAAACTTGACACATTAGGGATTACAGATGAAAATGTAGGTGAAATCAGTGATTATGCTTCTGAGGACTACTATGATAATCTCCCTCCAGAGGATTATGAGGATTTCCAAGAAGATTATGCACCTTATCCAGAGGATGTGCCAACCGAGGAGTTTCCGCCATCTATGGTGGTTGAGGGAGATGATGCTCCTGTCGAGGTTGATTTCACGCCTAAG